TTAATAGTCAGAAAATTTGTGATGAGATTAGAAAAAATAATATGGATTTTACTAGTTAGTTTATCGCTAACTAATTGCGCTAATATAAACAGATCCGAAGTAGGTGCTGTTTTAGGTACAACTACAACTACTGCTAGTTGCGTTCATATGGGTGTAACTGATCCTTATTTAATTGCTGGTTGTGCTGTAACTGGTGCATTTGCTGGCGCTGAGATTATGTACAATTCAGATTATGATGTACACAATGCTGTATTTGTAGATCATTTAAACAATGGTCCTAGTACACAAAGTTATACGAACTGGTATAATCAAAAGACAGGTAATTCAGGTGTAATAAAAGTTACGAGATCATACCTTGAAGGTCCTATAAAATGTAAAGACTATGACGCTACTATTGATATAGCAAATCAATGGCCGTTAATCGGTATAGGTGGTGTGAATAGAAAAGTTGTGTTTGGTACTGCTTGTCAAAGACCAGACGGAAAGTGGTTTGAAAAACAATGAGAAAATTAATTTTACTTATAACATTATTGTTTGTAACATCTATTATAGTAAATTATGCTTATGCTTGTGTTGATTGTGATTTAAACAAGAAGGCATTTGAAAAAAATGCTAAAGTAATTTCAGTAGAAGGTGATATTGATACAATTAATTATGATAAAGTTACCGAGATATTAGAGAAATTAGAGAAGGCAGATAATTCTGTTTATTATGATAAGATTAAAACAATAGAACCTAAAAAAGTTGATGGTCAGTATTGCTATGTCAAAGTTATTATTAAACAAAAAGGTGATACTATTGTTAAAGAAGAAATTTTGGAGTGTGCCGATGGTAGAAAAAAGTTTGATGGTCCTAGTTATTGGGAACTATTTGCTCAATTCTATTACCGAGATATTAATACTCCAGAATATTGCCGATATTATACTCGGCCAAAACACGCTTTTAAGTCGTTCGGAAAAGTGTGTATGAACAAGGACGGTGAATGGGAGGTAGAATGATTAAAAATTTAATCATAATCGGACTCTTTGCCATTGTGTTTACTCAAACCGACATTGGTATAGTTGATATATTTAACTATGTTGAAGTGGCGCTTGACAAACTACAAGAAATGGTATATACTATGAAAAGGAGTGTGTAAAATAAGATGATGAAACAAATGAAGATATTATCAGTTTTAGTTATGTCAGTAATGCTGACTAATTGTGCTGGTAATTATAAGATAAAGAAAGAGTCAGGCAACAAAGTTGTTGATAGTGTACCAAAGTGGTATATGGCTGACATAAACGAGTCGAAGGCGTGTGATAAGAAAATCTTTGGTAAAGACAAAGATAAAGTTTGTATCTACGGTGTAGGTACTGCTGTGTCTCCAGACTTGAACCTTGCAATAGAGAAGGCAAAAATGATCGCTAAGGCGGAACTTGCCGACATTATTAAAGGTGAAATGAACAAACAATCAAAACAATTTATTACTGAACTTGGTAAAACAGAAACCAAGACAATAGTAAGTGAAGTTGAGTCTGTTCTAGTCAATGTAATTAAGGATACTAAAGTTAGAGGATATGAAATCTTTGAACAAGATGTAACCTTAACAAAGAATAACTATTATCGTGCTTGGATAGGGTTAAGACTTCCAATGGGTGAGTTTAACAAAATGTATAACTTCACTATTGAAGAAGCCGTTGACGCCTATAATTTAAAAGAAAAGGCAAATATCGCCTACGAGAACTTAATAGGTAGTGAAAATGCAGATAACAATTTATAGTAAAAATAATTGTGTATATTGTACCAAGGCCAAGAACTTGGTAAAAAACCTTGGCCTTGACTACACGGAAAAAAAATTAGAAGAATTTGAGTCTGTTGAGAAGATGTTAGAAGACATAGGTAAACAGGTTAGGCAAATGCCACAAATCAAAATAGATGATGAATTAATCGGTGGATATAATCAACTTGTAGAACACTTTGAAAAACAAGGGAAAGTTAATTTCAAAGGTGAAGTTAAGTAAATTAATGGCAGACGATAAGATTATACAATTTCCTAAAAATAGGATTGTTAACGATAGAACTAGAGAACTTGACGCTCAAAGAAAAAAAATGGGTGAAAAAGTTGCTAAACAAATACAACAACAACAAACAAAACAATTTGTTGAAACTGCTGTAGATGATATTAGTATGAATCTATTAAAAAGTTTTGTTGATTTAGCAATGAAAACAAATAATCCAAACTTTACAAAAGATTTAGCATTATTAGTTGATGTAATGCGTGGTATGATTTATAGAGATTTTGGTGTATCACATCCTGCTCAGAAATTAGCAGATAAGATGGTTAAATTAAAAACAAATAATGCAGGTACGGTATCAGCAAAACTTGATTATGCTAAAGTGTTAGAGAAACCTGCTACGACAAAACCTATTTCAGGTGAAGTCAAAAAAGAATTAAAGGATCTAAATGACACATTAGGGTTTTTTGAACCTGATGGTGATTTAGATAAGTAAAAGAATTGCACAAGCAATCGCCGTGTCTGGTTGTAAAATTGACAGAAAGAGAGGATTTAAACAATGTTTAAATTTTTATTTAATAATAAAGAAGAAGGAGATATAGTTATGTCAAATACAAGACTATCTAAAACTCAAAAGATTAAAAATCTTTTTGAAAGAGGCGCTACGGTTACTTGGAAACAATTAAGAACCGTTTACGACCTTAAATCACCAGCTGCAATGGTTGGTAAATTAAGAAACCAAGGTTTAATGATTTATGAAAATAGATCAAAGAAAACTGGTGTATCTTATAGAGTTGGTAGACCATCAACAGCAATTTTAGTTGCTGGTATGAACAAAGTGTTCGGTAAACAAGTTGGTTACTCAGCATAATTAAAATAAGTATTGGGCGCTTCGGCGCCCATACACAACAAAGAATATATTATGGATTTTGAACACGGATTAGCAATGTTTTTTATAGGTTGTACTTTAACCGTAATAGGTTTTCTTATTGCGTTTATGATTGCAAGTAGAGTCGTCCATAAAGAGAATAAGAAAAACAGACCACTATCAAGTGTAGAACAATCATTAAAAGAATTAAGAAGTTTAAATGGCAAATACAGCGACACGGAATAAAATTAAAAAATCAGAATACCAAGACTACGCTGATTGTATTAGAAGCGATCAGGTGTCAGCGGCAGGTGTAGTAGAATTATTTAAAGACAAAGCATTTTATAAATGGTATAAAAAGAAATACTTATGATATTAGTTGACCTTAATCAAGTGTTAATATCAAACCTGATGGCACAGGTAAGAGGTAAAGCAGATGTTAAACCTAACAAAGAAATGATTAGGTTTATGGTACTGAACTCATTAAGAGGTATCAATGTCAAGTTTAAAGACGAGTATGGTGAAATGGTACTATGCTCAGACGCAAGTGATCCTTGGCGTAAAGATTTTTTTCCTAATTACAAACACAGCAGAAAAGCACAAAGACAAGATGGTCCATTTGATTGGGATAACATCTTTAATATAATAACAGAAATTAAAAAAGAAGTACAAGAGAATTTTCCATACAAAGTAATGTATGTTGCTAATAGTGAGGCAGATGATATTATTGCCTCAATTATAAAACTACAAGAGGAAACTATATATCTTATAGTGTCAGGTGATAAAGACTTTATACAACTACATCATTATGGTAATGTGTATCAATGGTCGCCTTTACTAAAAGGTTTCATAGGTGAACAAGAGGATCCTAGAGTATTTTTAAGAACACAAATAATAAAAGGTGACAGGTCAGATGGTGTACCTAATATATTAAGTGATGATGACATATTTGTAAGAGGTGAAAGACAGAAACCTATAAGAGCAAAACAATTAGAAGAATGGTCTAATGTAGATAACATACCATTAGGATCAGAAACAAAAAAACACTACAACAGAAATAAGAAACTAATAGATTTATCGCAGATACCAAAAACGATAGAAACTAACATTATAAATACATATAAGAACTATAAAGTAAAAGACAGGTCGCTCCTGTTACCTTACTTCATAGGTAAAAAACTGAAGACATTGATAGATAAGATTAATGACTTTTAAAATGAGGATATTATGGCTATAAACACACAAACATTAAACGCAGGTCTCGGTACCGAGGGTTCAGGTGCTCCTACCGTACACGAGATTTTTACGAAAATCAATAACGCAAAAGACAAACCTCAAAAGATTGCTGTATTAAAGCAATTTGATAATCAGGCAATGAGGCAGTTATTAAAAGCTGCTTTTGATCCTAAAATCAAGTTTGATCTACCTGAAGGTAATCCACCTTATATTAAAAATGAGGCACCTGCTGGAACTGAACATACAAGTTTGGCTGCAGAAGCAAGAAAACTATATCATTTTGTAGTTGGTGGTAATAATCAGATAACAAAGTTAAAAAAAGAAACTATGTTTATCCAGATGTTAGAAGGATTACACCAAGATGACGCTGAAGTCCTAATGGCGATTAAGAATAAAACACTTAATAATGCCTATAAAGGATTAACAGCAAATCTAGTTAAAGAAACATTTAACTGGAATGACGATTTTGTAAGAATCGCACAATAAAGACACATTTTTATAGGGGTGTTCACGCTTTGTTCTCATAGCACACCCCTAAAAACTCAATAAAATCAACACTTTTTTTCGCTTGACTTTGCAGTATAAGTCTGTTAATATAAATATATTATGAGAAAACAATTATTTTATACTTTTATAGTATTCGTATATATTTGGTCTTGGAGTATTTTTAATGCTGTCAATGCCAATGAAAGATTAGAAACTACAACTGGTCACATTATAGTTGAAACCGTAAAAGGTTCAGACATAGATCAGATGAAGATTTTAGAAGGCGAACTACAAAACTTGGCACACAAGTTTGCTTTAGAAATCATACCTATCATAGAGGCAAGTTTGCCTTTGATTATGGATAGAGTTATGACAGATTTGAGATTAGAATTAGATAAACAACACAAATGTTTATTGCTAAAAGATAGTAAGATCAAAGACAAGGATTGTCAATGATAGAATTTTTTTTAGAAATACCGATGGAATTACAAGTTATAATTTTATCGTGTATCACAATGGGAGTAATTCAACATATCAAAGATGAAAAAGAAAAAACTAGACAAAAACAAGAGAGTGAAAAAAGTTTTGAAAAGAGAACTAGCGAGCAATCGTAAATATAAAACTACCTATAAAGATATTAAAAAGTATTTCAAAGTGCTTAATAAAGCATTATTCAAAAACATATTACAACCTTTCAATGATATTCAAATTAAAAAAATTTATAAAGATGAAAGTAAAAAGTTTTGTTACGGACAGGTAACAACTTGGATGTGGGAAAGAAAAGGCACACAACAATTCTGGTTAGAAATGCTACCTACATACAGAAACAAAAAAGAATTTGTAGAAACCTTGGCACACGAAATGATACATTTATGGCAAATGAATATCAAAGGTGATACAGGTAACCACAACAAAATATTTTATTCATTTAGACCAAAGTTAAATAAACTTGGTTTAGATTTATAATACAAGAGAAAGATATATAATGAGTAGAAAAGTGAAAGAATTAGATCCGTATATTAAGGCACGAGTAGGAGAGGCGTTTCTAAAATTAGAAGGTTTACTTAAACCATCAAATCCATCAGGAACAACTAGACTATATTATACAGGACAATGGGCAAAAGATATTTACGATAATTATACTAGTAAACAAGCAGCAGTATTATTCAAAAAAGTTAGAAAGTTAGAACCAGACTTAACATTTTATCAATCAAAACTAGAAACATTTAAAGACCACGAAGGTAAAGAGTGGGTAGGATACGATTATTATGCCAAAAAAAATTAATTGGGACAATATATTAAACAAGGCGTGGTTGTACACGAAGATATTTTTTGTATCAGGTATTGTATGTGCTTTAGTATTTACTTGGGGAACATT